GAAAATGAAGAACAGATTGTCTCTCCAGTTGCGGGGTTATTAAATGTTATTATGGGTCAAGGTGATTTTGTTAAGAAACAACATGATATTGTTAAATTTGTTAAAAAATATACTAGACCAATGAATCCCGCTGTAGATATACAAAAAAATTGTAAAACAGACACTTGTGAAAGTGCTTGTGAATATTGGTTATATTGTAGTGAAACTAATAATAAATTATTACCAACATTTGTATACACATTGGCTAGTGTTTTTGTTGAAGATGGTAATTACTTTCAAACAATTACTGAAATTAAAAATAGTCAAGGTGTTGAGGTAGATGACCGTATTGTAGATGAACATAGTGGTCTTGAAATTGAAAAGATTGCTCTTAGTACTGATGAAGGATATGAAGATAGTGGATTCAAATCACAGTCTAGAGAGATATTAGAACAAAATGCTGGAGATGCGTTATTTCAAACACCTATAGAAAAGAAATTAATTAAAAAAGAATTATTAGCTAACCCAAAAGGAAAAATAATTAATAATGTTATTTCAACCATTTCTAATAATATGGGTATTGTATTAGATAATTATAGAGATGATATTATCCAGCACACATTGAAAGCATTAGATGATACTGTTGATTCTGAAGATGTATATGAAGAGAAGATTAAAAAACTTACCAAAGAAGGGAAAAAAATACCATCTTACAAAGATGTTTTTAATAAATCATTAATGTCTTTTACATTGGCGTATATTTCTCTCTATATTGCTGTGTCTATTCCTTCGATCCAATCTAATAAAACTTTTCCTGGTTGTAAACGTTCATTAACTGGTTATCCTATTGCTGGTGATGAAGATTTATCCAATATTATATATATTGCTTGTGTATCATCAGGAATTAAGACCAATATCTATCCCTGGAAGGCTATACCAAAATCTGTTGAAAAGATTACTACAGTAATTAAAAAGACATTGGATGTTTATGTTTTGAAACAAAGCGAAATAAAGGTTCTAGTTAGCGAAAAACAAAACTATTTGTTACAGAATGAAGATGATTTTATTCCTATTGAACATGATATTAAAAATTGGATTAACTTCTTGCCTCCACTACAGAATATTAAAAATAAAACACCTACTAATCTTGATAATAGTTTCCGAAATTCATTCAAAGAGGATATTAAAACTGGTTCAAAAGACCAATTTGAAAAATTAAGAGTTATTCAATCTAAGATGATATACTTTTCAATGGCTATTATTCAATCAATTCAAAAGACTGTTTCAAAGGAAAATCCTATACTAACAAATTCAAGCAAGGTTCCATTTCTTCAAAATGCTTGTTGTAATAGTGGTGAATATAGGACTATCGACTATTTTACTAAAAAAGAACCATCAATTATTAAAGATAATGATATAGTTTCTTATTTACACAATATTAATTTTGATATGGTTAATATGGCACAATCTACTTTATTAGTAGATCCCCAAAACAGTAAAATTAAGTTTCCATTAGTTAGTAGTGAATTTTCTGAATCTACTATTATCCAAGGATTTATTGAGTTCTGTCATTATAATACAGAAATACCAGTAAATAATAGATTATTAGATTATTGTTTGACTAAACCAGAAGCATATGACAAACAAAAAACATTACAAGAGAATATCGAAATTATGAAAAAACACGATGTTTCTTATTCAATAGAAGCTTTTAACAAGCTATTGGATGCTGTTAATAAATTAAATATTATTCCGTTAGATATGGTTCATTCTGTGCCATCCTGTTTATCTCAAATTAGAAACTTAATTGATCATATGATAGAATCTCAAAATTCTCTTGGTCCAGATTTTTTAACATTATACAAAAATGTTCTAGATACTTATAGTATTGATGATGTTGAAGGTAATACTGACATTAGAGAGTTAAGAAATTATCTTGGAGAGAATATTAAAATATTAGAAGAATATGTTTTTGATTATTTAAATAAATTTTCAGATACCTCCAATAAACCTCAATTGTTTGAATTTATCAGTAATATTATGAAATTTAATATCAATGGAAATGACTATTTTACTAGTGCTGAAGATGAAACTTTATATAGAGCTATTTCATTTGTTAAAAATTCAATATATGAATATATTAATGTATTTCCAAATATTATTATAAATAAGGTAAATTATGAAGAAATTAAAATTCCTACCCATTGGAAATTATCAAAAGATCATAATAATGATGTTAAAGAAATTATTAAATCACATTATAAATCGTTTGAAAAATTTTATAAAGACCCAACTATAATACCTTATCTAGAGAAAAATGAGCGAGAATTATTAGATTTCTTAAAATTAGTAGAATACACTAATTTATATGCGTCTATTATTCATTTAAATAATAAGGAAACATTTTCTATATTAGATAATAGAACCACTTATCAATTGTTCCAATATTTCTTTTTATTTATGATCAAACATATGTTTGAATTAACTGATGATAAATCATTATTGAGAGAAATGATTATACCTCCAGCGGAAGAAGATATTATTGTAACTACGGAAATAAACGAAAGTGATGATTTAGATGAGATAACTGAATTAGATGTTGTTAGAGGTGAACAGAAGTCTATAAGAGAGAAAATAGCCAATATATCGGTTAATATGTTAAACATATTCAAAAAGAATAAATCCACAATTAATTACAATGTAGATATGATAAAAGAAAAGATTAATAGAAAGAAAGATAAAGAGAGACATAAGATAACCTCAACCTTGAGAGATATGGATAGAGAACATCGTGAAATAGAAAATCTATTTAAGAATCATCGTTTAGAAAGATGGAATAAAGGATTACAAAAGGGTTTAACACAATATGTCGCCAAGAGTTATGATGAAGAACGTAAAGATAGAGAAAAAGAGCAATTAATGGAAAAACAGTGGGAAGAATCAGGATTATTACAACAAGCTGTAACAGCAGATAGGGATATAATGACTCTAGAACACCAAGAGATGGAGACTACAGTTCAACGAATAGACGATGAAGTATATGATATGTCACATATACGTGACGATGATGATGTAGGTGAAAATGAAGATAATGATGATGATTATCGATTAGAATTCGAAGAAGAATAATTTATAAATTATATAATATTAAATAATTTATATATTTGATATTTTATCCTCGAAAAGACAAACATACACAACCTAAAAAATGGATTTCGTGAATTAGAGGGATATAATAGTAGATTTACCTTGATATCAAGAGAGAAAATATGATGATTATTAAAAATTCGTTTATTAGATGATGTAGTAGATTCACTACATTATGTAGTATAGAAAAGTCGACTGAAAAAAGTGAACTGTCAATGATACTTGTAGGTATTTTGATTTGTACTTTTTTTCACAGACCTAAATCGGAAAATCAAAAAAGGACATCAAAAAAGTATGTCCATTTTCAAATATTGGAAATAGGATTGAGAAAAGTTGTAAAAAAGTGGTTGAGAGCATAATGCTCAGAATCCAAATAAAATAATTCTGATTTTGTTATTGAAAAAAAATATAAATATTCGAAAACGATTTAGGAACTTTTTGTGTGTAGCATATATATGCTACAAAATGCTACATTTTCGGCGTCAAAAAACGCCGTAAAATTTTATTGTGAATCTTGCTCCTTCGAATGTAGGAAGAATAGTGAATGGAATAGACATTTAGTCACTACAAAACATAAAAATGCTACAAAAATGCTACATAATGCTACATGCTTAGATGATTCACGGGCTAAATCACCGTCAGGCGTTAAAACGCCTAAAAAAAACGCCGCAGCATTTTACAGTTGTGATTGCGGAAAGATATATAAGCAACATAGTAGTCTATATCGTCATAAAAAAATTTGCTTGGTTGCGGAAGGAAATAATGAAGTAAATTCTCAAGTTTTGGAAATATGTAAAGAAAATCAAACTGATTTTAAAGAACTAGTCTTACTACTTTTAAAAGAAAACAAAGATATTCAAAAGAATTTTATTGACTTAATACCTCAGATAAAAGGATATAGTAGTAATAGTCACAATACAATAACTAATAATACTACAAATAATAATCAATTTAATATTAGTATGTTTTTAAACGAACACTGTAAGAATGCTATGAATTTAACTGATTTTATTGATACTTTACCAATAACAAATGAAACATATAATTGTACCATTGAAAATGGATTAACAAAAACAATTACTAATATGGTTGTAGATGGACTAAATAATATGGATGTTTTAGAACGTCCAATTCATTGTACTGATGCTAAACGAAAAATAATGTACATTAAGGACGATAACATATGGGAAAAGGACACTGAATTGAATAAATTATTACACGGAATCAAGGGAATAGCTTTGAAACAACGAACAATGATAAATAAATGGCAAGATGTGAATGATGGATGGGATCAAGATGAAGATTTACAAACAAAATTAACTAAACTAGTATTTAATTCAATGACATCCATTGAAGATGACGAAAAAGAAACGAACAAAATAATTAGGGCTATAGGTAAGAATACCTATTTAAATAATGAGATTAAAGACCAATATAAGTAATTTTTATATAATAATTAAAAAATTATATAAAAACTGTTTACATCTGAGTAGAACCGACACACATAGAGTATAATAATCTATTGGTGAAGTATGCTAAGAATGTAGGAAGGGAAACTAATATAATTTGGAAAATAGATTCCTTCTTTTTGTCAAAAAAGAATATATATAACGCAGATAATAGGATATATACTAAAAGTATGAAATTGATAACAGTAAGATAGAAAAAATAATCGCAGTATATTTTTCCTAAAGGAGCAAAAGGAGTTTGAAGAAAGGTATCGGATTGATCCATTATACTATAATTGAATAAAATAAATTAAATTAAATATATTATTATCGAAAAAGTATTAATAATATATATATAATGAATTATGCTTTTATGAGAAAAAATATAAACAGTTTTGCTATATTAATCTTTTTAGTGTCTTTTTTATGTTTAAATTATTTTCAACCACCATTTCTCTATAACAAAGATGGATCTTTACGAGAATTTGGATTAGGACAAAGAAGAAAAACTATATTACCAATCTGGTTATTAAGTATAGTTTTAGGAATACTATCATACTTATTAGTTTTGTATTATATTACAATTCCTAAATTTAGGTAAATTATTTACTCATATGTCTTGTAAATCATTTGACCATCTTGTTTCTTTTGCTGTGCTTCTGCCATTTCTTGTTCTTGTTGAACAAATTCATCATGTCTCTTCTCCATTTCCGCAACAGATTGAGTACACCCTGAATTTAGAATATAATTATAACTTACCGATGTTACTAACGTTCCAGTTAAGGCATACCACATAAATTCAGCTATTTCTGTTTTCATTTTAATGTATTTCATTAATTCATCGTAATGTTGCTGCCCTACACCAGATTTTAATAAACCACCCTTTTTCATTGTTTCCCACCATTCTGATAGGTTATCCATAGTCATTGAATTAATAATAAGTGATTTGTCTTCATATACATTGTTAATAGCAGTTATCATCTCTGCTTTTTGGGGTCCAAGGTCTAAGGTCTTTCTATCTTTTATGATACTTTTAAAAAACTCATTAACACCCGTTATATAAGCAAATAAATAACCAATAGTATTAGAAAATGGACTTAACCAACTAGGAAATTCCATTAAGAATAAATTTAATAATCCAAATATAAATAACCATGGAACAAGCGTTGTTGTTAGAGCAGTATTATATTGGGTAAACCCACATATTTCATTTGTTAATCCTAAATTAATAAAGAACTGAACAATAATTAATACTAGAAAATAAATTCCAGTCCATATTTTAAGCATACTAGGAGATTTAGTGTAATACTTAAATATAGAATATGCTAGAGTTAATATTAAAAAGAATATAATTGATGCTGTTGGGTCTGCTGATGCCATATAATAAATATGTATAATTTAATTTGAAATAATAAGATTATAATTTAATGGACACATTAAGAAATATTCAACCTCGTTTAATAGAACCAGGAGTTAAGTATTTTATGAGTTCTACTTTAGAACAATGTCATAATTTCAAGTCTAAATATTATAATTTATTGTATAATTTAGGGCTATTGTTAGCATTTATTCTTGTAGTAGGAATTACTTTATATTTAAAATACAAAAATAAGAATGATTTAAAGCTTCAAGAAGAAAAAAAAAGAAAAGAACAAGAATACTTGTTGAATAAATTAAGATTTATGCAGGACTATAAAAAAAATCAAATGAATCATATGATGTCCGACCTTTCTAATTGGCAAAATAATCCCGAAGTTCAATTTTTCAATAGAAAAATATTAGCTTAGTTTATATGACTAGTAAAGAAGATAATATTAGTATGGATTCAATAGAATTAACTTCTGATAGCGCTGTTGTTCCTCAAGATAAAGAAAGTCCTGAATATCTTGAAAAGTTAAATCAATATTATTCAATTAAACATAATTATGAAGTTAAGAAACAAGAAAAAATTAACAAAATTATTAAAAATCCAGAATTATCGTTAAAACAAAAACAAGAAGCCTATTCTAAAGTTAAAATGAATTGTATGAATTGTGGTAGAAGAGTTGGGACAATTTTTGAAAATAATGATGGTATTTTATCTGCTATTTGTGGTGATAAAACAAATCCATGTTCTTTAAATATTAAAATAAATACAGGAAAATTTGTTCCGTTAGATGAATTAATAACCGCATTTCAAGCAGGTGTTGATGATAGTAAAACAGATATTATAATGACTAAATTAGATCTGTTGTTTGGTTATGAAAATGAATCGACAGTATTAGGTATATTTAAAAAAATAAAAAAAGAATTGATGGATGATTTAGAAAGTTTGATGGAGTACAGAACTAAATTTATTAAAGTTATTGAAAATCTTGATAATAAAACACAAATTAAGATTGATTTAGGTTTATATTATGATAAAATAGAACTAATTAAAAATACAGTTGATGAATTCAATGAATCCGGTCAAATCAATCTTATTAAAGATATGATTGTTGTTTATCAAGATGAGTTAATGCCTGTTATAAAGGATTTAAATAATTTAAAATATAAATATTATGCTATGGAATTTAATGAAAATGATAATACACACCATTTAATTAAAAAACGGTATACCATTTCGCAATTATTAGATACCTTTGTAGAACCAGTTGTTGACACATTTGAAATTAATAAAACTGGCGATAATTCAGAAAAGGTTAATACGGATGAACTTAAAAATATGGGTAGACGACTTCAAGTTGATGATTTTGATTGGGGTGATGACGAAGAAGAATCAAAACAAGAATCAAAACAAGAATCAAAACAAGAATCAAAAGAAACTGTTCCAAAAATTAAAAGAGTTGTTAATGCTTCTGATGGACAATATGGTAACAAAGATATTATAATGTTTGGAGATAAGATAATTGTTAATGAAAATAATTACGATGTAAATCAAGGAATTATTGAAAATAATGAAAAGATATCAATTGAAGCATCAAATAATAAAGAAAAATACCAACAAGAAATGATTTATGTCGCTCCTAGTCACCCTGAACTAGTTGCTATAGATAAAAATACGGGTGAGATATTTGTAGTTGATCTAAATACAATACCTCAATATAAGAAAGATAATACTTTATCAGAAACATCACCTATAGACTCATCTCCGGCTAAAACATCTGAAGGTGTATCTTCAACATCGCCTCTAGAACCGCCTCCTGCTAATTTATTAAACCAAAATATAGTTGTTAATGATGATGATTATGACGATGATAATTATAATATAGGAGATTAAATTCAAATTTATAATAAATTTTTAATAAATAATTATTATAAATGAGATTAATTAATTTACCTGCGTTCTTAATAAGTTTTTTATTTGGAATACTATATGTTTACTTTACTAATCCTAGTATTGATAAAATAACTGTTTATCCTACTGATGATAACAAACACTTATTTCAATTTAGGGACAAAGTTAATAATTGTTTTCAATTAAAACAGAATATTGTAAAATGCTCAAATGATGTTGAAGAAATACCAATTCAATTATAGTTTATATTATCATAATATATATGGAAATTAAGAAGTTTTTAAATACAGAAACAGGAAAAATAATTATTTCAATATTATTAGGTCTAGGATTAGCAACATTATTTAGAAAAAAATGTGAAGGTCGAAGTTGTTTTGATTTTGTAGCCCCAACTTTAGGTGATATGAAAAATAAGAATTATAAATATGGTAATAAATGTTTCAATTATGAACTTGAATCGATTATCTGTGATAATAAAAAGAAATCCGTAGATTTTGCGTAATTATATATTTCTATCAATCTTATTAGTATATTAGATATGGCTGATACTACGAGTCTTAATGATTTACCGACTGATCCTGTTAGTGGAGGTGGAGAACAAAATGTTGTTCTCCAAACGAGTGAAAAATCAAATCAATATGATCCTAATTCTGTTGCCCCTACCGTAGGAAGTGAAATTGCTGATCAAAAGATGATGAATGAAGTTGTTACTGGTATTCAACAAGCAAATGCTAGTGGTGGTTTGGAATTACCTTCGAGAGATATTCCTACTAATACTGTTCATTTTGCGGATGAAGCAATTCAACCCAACTATGTTCCTCAAAAAGAACAAGAAGATTATATTCAAAATACAGATACTGAACAAGAAATTTTAGCTAGAAGAATGAAAAATAGAGATTCTCGTGATTCTTTAGAGATTTTGTATGATGAATTTCAGGTTCCTATTATTATTGGATTACTATATTTTATTTTTCAATTACCCGTTGTAAGAAGTAAATTAACTACTCTTATACCAGCACTATTTAATAAAGATGGTAATCCTAATTTATCTGGTTATATTTTTAATAGTATTTTCTTTGCTGTGTTATATTATGTAATATCTAAATCAATGGCACATCTTCAAAGTATTTAAAGTATTTAAAGTATTTAAATTATAAGACTATGTAAAAAAAATTGATATAAAAAAATGCTTTTATTTTATATTAATTATAATAGAGAATGAGTAACCAATTAAGTGAACACGATTACATTATGGTAAAGGATGCTTTGAATGCTATAAAGATGGCAGAATGTGAAGACTTTGTCAAAAATTTTGATAATAATGATACAGGATTTATGTTTTCACAGCATCCATTAACTGATAAAATTTATCAAAATATTAAATATGAAGGACATTCAGGATGTTCTATGGCGTGTACAATGAGAAATGCGCAATATTATTTAAATAATATGGATAAATGGGTTAAAATTGAATATATGTTTGAAAATATTCCTCAACTACCCAATAGTAATATAGATTAATTAATAATAATTTAAAGTATAACAGATATTATTATTAATAATGGAAGAATCCCCTATTACAATTGTAGACAATATGACAAATTATATTGATGAAGTTAAATATGAAAGCTTAAATGATTTAAGTAAAATGAGATATAAATTAAATTTACTAGAATCAATGATTTATAATGATTCTTTTTATTTGAAGAAATCAGTTGATGATGATATTCCGAAAAATAATCCCACTGACGACGAAGATATAATGATTAATAAAATAAAAGAAAGAATTGACCATTTGGAGAGTGCTGTTAGTGTTGTTATTAAAAAGAAACAGTGTCAAAATAGATTAGACTATTTAGAGCCTCTAGTTATTTCTTTATTACAAAATGATTTATTTAAAGAGAATTAGTTTAAAAACCACAACCATAACAATCACTAGCAAATACACAGTCATTTGCTCCACCTCCAGGGAATTGACATCCCCATCTATCATTACCCACATTAGTACATCCATCTTTACATGTGCTTCCAAACCAATACGCACCTGTTAGCCATGGAACATATCTAGTAGTATATCCAGGATAATAATCAGGATAATATCTTACAGCTGGTGGAGGAGGTCTATAACGATAACCCCAGTTACCACCATACCATCTTCTTCCTCCTCTATTGAAATGTCTCCTTCCTCTTCCTCGACCACCTCTTCCTCCGCCACCGCCTCCGCCACCGCCTCCGCCACCGCCTCCGCGACCACCTCCTCCGCGACCTCCGCGACCACGCACACCTTCTAGAATGCTAAATGTTTCTTTTACTGGATCACAGACAATAAGTATTAATATAAATACAAATAGTATAATTATACTGATATATTTCATATAATTATACATTAGATTTAAATGTTATTCCAAAAAAATTGAATTACTCTCTAATTAAATACTAGTAAATATTAATATAAAAGAAAATGATGTCTAATATTTCTGTTCTACACGAACTTTTAAATAAGTGTAATAATGATTATTCTTATTCTTATTCTTATTCTAAAAGAGATAAAGACATACAAAATCGTGATATATCATTTGACAAAATTGTATGTGTTAATTCAATAAAAATATTGAATGTAAAATATGCGAGCGAATACAACATTTTAATTGATAAAAAAATGATTTGTGTTAAATTTAATTTAAAAGATGACCTAGGATTGTGGTGTTTAAATGTAAATTATGATAAATATAAAGATATTATTATGAAATTTACAATTTAACAATTTCAACATTAGATATAGATTGAAAGTATTTAACTAGAGGATCATTTTTATAATCATTAAAATAATTAATTTTTTTAATTCCAGCCGCACATAACATTTTCATACAATGAATACATGGATAATGTGTAATAAAAGCTTCACAATTATCACTACTAACCCCTCGTTTAGCACAATCAGTAATTGTATTTTGTTCAGCATGAACAGTAGCTTGTTCATGATCGTTAACAACTTTTGACTCATGTGGTGCACCTGGCAGAAATCCATTATAACCTTGAGCAATGATTCTGTTATCTTTAACTAATATACAACCCACTTTTAATCTATGACATGGGGATCGTTTCGATGTTGTTATAGTAATTTCTTTAAAATATTCATTCCAAGAAGGTCTACTATCCATATAGAATAAGTATATAAAATGAAAAATTAATGTAAACTTAAAATAATGGCTTTAAAAGCATTTATATCTAGTTTAATTAAAAATGTTCCAAAAAATAATATACCGAAAAATATGGACTTAATTTTAGATGGAGGAGCATTCAATGGTATTTATATGTTAGGAGGATTGTTTTATATTAAAGAATTAGAACAACGAGAGAAAATAAATATAAAAAGGGTTTCTGGGTGTAGTATTGGAGCTTTATTAGGATTATTATTTATGTTAAATAAAATGGATATTTCTATTGATATTTCTACATATGCTTTCAAATGTTTACGAAAACATCAACACTTGAAACAATTAATAGAAACAATTAAGAATAAATTTAATGAAATAGTTCAAGATAAAGATATAGATAAAATAAACAATAGATTTTATTTAACCTATTTTGATACAGTAAAAGGTAAACAAGTAATAAAAAAAACATATAAATCGAAGGAGGATTTATTAGATTGTTTAATAAAATCTCTCTATGTTCCGTATTTAATAGATAAAAAATTAACAGATGACGATGGTTGTATAGACGGGGCATTTCCTCATATTTTCAAACCAAAAAAAGATAGAAAGATTATATTTTTAAATCTTCAGAGTTTGGATAAGATAAAAAAGATGATATTTATAAAACATGAAAAGAATATTTATCCAAGATTATTAGAAGGACTAATGGATACTCATAATTTTTTTGAAACGAATAAAAGTAATAATATGTGTAGTTATGTAAATGATTGGGGACTATTAGATATTTTATTTTTTAGATTGAGAGAAATTATCTATGTAATATTGGTTTATATTTTCAGATTGGGATTAAAAATCGACACATTATTTCCTGAAAGTTGGAGGAAAGATCCATTTATTAGACAACATATTTCTGTATTTAAAAATATATGGAGAGATATAATTTTATATCTAACTGTTTAAATATTTCGATAAAAACTAATTTTCTAATAATTTATAACCATCAAATGGTTTGGATTGAAAAGGTCTTGTTATTTTATGGGGTAATAATCCATTAAATAAATAACAATAACATTTACCATCACCCATATGCCATGAACCAAAATATCCATCGGCGCAACTACAATAGCCATTGTCTACTTGTGATTGTATTGGTGTTTTAATACAGAAATCCATCGGATATCCCTGTTCAATACAATTAGTATAGGATTCGAAACCTTCCTTATTGGTATCATAATATAAAAAAATAGAGATTACGATTATAAATAAAAATATAAGAAAAATAATTTTATTGTTCATATATTTATTTGAAGAAAATTAAATAATATCAAAAAATTCAATAATATTTTTTCTAGTCTTCTTCTTTTTAGTAGTCTTCTTTTTCTTATGTTTTGTAGTTTTGTGTTTTGTGAGTTTCTTAACTTGTTTTTCAAGTTTTTTTTCTTCCTTATCTAAATTTTCTTCAAATGGGATATAACGCAAAAACCAAGATTCATATTCTTTTGAATTTCTTTTTCCCTTTAATTCTTTATATTTTAACGCCTTTGTATTTCTCATTTCTTCTAATGTATCTTGTTTTCCATAACAATTAATACTAAATCTTTTGAGTAATCCTTTTTGTTCGAGTCTATTTTTTTGTTGAACATTGAATAAATATTGAGCCATACATAGAATACGATTTTCGTCATAATATTCGCGATCACTATAATAGAAAGCAAAATAGAAACTTAACATAGTATCGATAGTAGCAACTCTAATAGATTTGTTACCTTTTTTAATAACATTATAACTATGACAAGCTAATGGTTTGTAAATAAAAGCAACTGTTTCTTCTATATTATTAATTTTAACACGAACAGAATAATGAGGAGCAATCAACTCACCAATACCTTCATGTTTTACTATTTTGACATCTTTATAATCAAAATCCTCTAATCTCTCCTTTAATATAACAGCAGCTTGTTCAGGTTCTTCAGCTAACACATCAAAATCGGGAGTTTTTTGAAACATTTTTCTTTGCTTGGCAGGCATATAAGAGGAATAAAGAAAACTAGCATATCCTCCAAAAAATACTAAACCTTGGTCGATAAACGCATCACGAACACTGTAGTATAATTGTGCTTGTTTATCACTATCTATTCGTTCAAATTCTCTTTGAAATAGTTTTGGGTCACAATGTTTACCTCGTAAAGGGTAATTTTTATTCAATAATATTAATCTTTTTAAAACCTTTTCCCAGCGACTGATATCACCAGCAGGTCTAGATAATTCTAAATACATATTCATACGAAGAAAATTAGCAGGACAATATAAAATACCATATACTCTGATTGCGTCTCTTTGTATTCTTTTAAAAAGGGGTTTTTCTAAATAAGTAATGTCAGCAACAGGAATAAAATTGACAAATACTTTATATGTTCCATAATGGACACCTGCTTTAGCCTCTACTTCTTGAAATCCATTATTGTAGTAGATATCGGCTAATTCTTTAGCATCGTCTAAAGCATTTGGTGAATAAAAATCATAATCAGGAATTTCAATATTTTTATCATAGAATTGGTCTTCTAATGGTAATATATTATTAATAGCTGTTCCACCATAACATATTAATTTTTTCTTTTTAAGAAAATCTTCTAAAATTCCAATGATTTTTTTGACATCTGGGTCGCTTACAGTTTGTTTACCCTTTCTTTTTTCTGCTATGTCTACAGCATCTCGTAATATGTCTAATTCTTTTTCTTCTAAGGATAATTTTGGTTTACAGGAAGACATTTATATAATAAATATAGAAAAAGTATTATATAAATTAGACACTGAACGAATAATAATCAGTAGCAGTAGTTCTTGTAGTAAATGAATTAGCAGGGTCTTGAGGAGGAGGAATAGGAACAGTAACTGGAACATAACGAAGGTGTTCAGGTTTAAGAGCAAATGAATGACCTACTTTGTCAAAAAATAGACTATAGAATTCCATATTAGCATCAAAATTCTGAAAACACATACCAACCCATTGACATCCGTAACCAAAATTTAACGCAGCGGATGGATTAGTATCATAAGCACTTAAATCAGGCATAGATAAAGTCATATTTTTTTTATTGTATTCAATGAGTTCTGATGAATCAGGAGTAAATTTAATATCATAGTCTCTGGCTGCTCTTAGAAAAATAGAATTAGAAGCAATATTAACATACTCTTTGAGGGGAGTTTCTTCAAAAAGTGGATTAGATCTATCAACTGAAATAATAACTTTTTGAGAAAACTCTTTTAGAGGAACTGCTCCTAAATTATGGCCAGTATATTCATAACTATATTCCTTTCCTAATAATTTAGATTCAATTGTGGAATAAATAGTATCCGCCATCTTGTCATATATTTTTTTATTGTTACTAGATATTCTAAAATGTAATATTAATGGATCGTTTGGACATGGTGTGGAACCACCACTAAAGGCATAAGAATTTACAATATTCATAGCATCTTCAAATGGAATTTGATTATACATTTCTTTTGTGTGAAAATTTGTTACAGAAGATGTAGCAACTACAGGTTTGTCATTAACGGAATAAATTTCGAAATCTAATACACGCGCACCTTGAGCAATACAAGTTTTCAAAGCACAAACATTGACCCAATCGTTTTTAAATTGACCTCCACAACAACAATTGTATGCTGTTTTAATGTAGTAGTCTCGTAGTAAATATTTATAGGCAGCGTTATCAGGATTAAAAGATGATAATTTTGGGAAACCTGTATATATTTTTGAGAGATTATTACAATTAGCATCATTTAATCTCATCTTAGTAACAGCATAACCACAAAATCCAAATATTAAAAGAGCTATTATAAAATAGGACATATATCTAATTGCGACAGTTTTATCTCCTGTCTTCAACCATTTTGAAATAAGTTGACTAGGTTTTTCTTTCATACTTATATTAGACTATGAAAAAATTCTACTATTAAATTTATTGGTCGTTTTTTCACTAAATATAATTATTCATTAAAATGAAGTTAAATAATATTGTAGATAACTATATATATATGGCAGGAGGTCTATTAAACATAGTATCTTATGGAAATCAAAATGTATATTTAAATGGAAATCCTTCAAAAACATTTTTCAAAACAACATATAAAAAATATACTAATTTTGGTTTACAAAAGTTTCGAACTGATTTTGATGGTCTAAGAAATCTTAGGATGACAGAATCGTCAAATTTTACTTTTAGAATGAAACGGTATGCTGAACTATTAATGGATACATATTTAGTAGTAACATTACCTACAATTTGGAGTCCAATATATCCCCCACAAACATGTTCTGATATGTGGGCACCGTATGAATTTAAGTGGATTGAAAATGTGGGAACATTAATGATTGAGGAAATAGAAATTTCTGTTGGTGGTCAAATATTAAATAGATATACTGGACAGTATTTACAAGCATTGATCGAAAGAGATTTTACTTTAAGTAAACGAGATTTATATGAAGAAATGACTGGTCATACCAAAGAGTTATATGATCCAGGAAATACAAATGGAAAAGTTAATGCGTATCCAAATGCTTACTATACTGATAATCCAGTAGGACCTGAACCATCTATTAGAGGAAGAAAAATCTATGTCCCTTTAAATACCTGGTTTACATTAGCAGCTAAAATGGCTTTTCCATTAGTATCGTTACAATACAATGAATTGGAAATAAATGTTCGTATTCGTCCCGTGAATGAATTGTATGTTATTCGTGATATTACTGATCAGACAAATATGTTTCCTTACATTAAGGCAAATTTGAATAATTCTTTACAAGGATTTTATCGTTTTTTACAACCACCTCCGGATATATCATTAAATGGATTATCAGGACCAGGTGCTTCTTATGTAGATAGACGAACTGACTGGAATGCGGATGTTCATTTATTATCAACATATGCCTTTTTATCTGAAGAGGAATCTAAACTTTTTGCTGCTAGAGAACAAAGGTATTTATTTAAATCCATTTATCAATGGAATTATTATAATGTTACTGGAACTCATAAAGTCAAATTGGATAATACTATGGGTATGGTTGCTTCGTGGACTTGGACTTTTAATAGAAATGATGTTAACTTAAGAAATGAATGGTCAAATTATTCAAATTGGGCATATAATAGTACTTTACCACAACAAGCGGTATTGGCCGATGCTAGTGGTAATTGGAGTCTTCCTACATGTGGTCCAACTGCTAGTGCTGGTATTGGACCAGGTCATGACCCTTTAGATGGTGACCCAACCGGTATTTATATATCAGGTGATTATACACCTACTAATCAAAAAGATATTTTATTAAATTTAGGTATTTTATTAGATGGAAAATATAGAGAAAATGTTATGGATGCTGGTGTTTATCAATATGTAGAAAAATATAGAGCTGATTCAGGAGTATCAAGGAATGGTTTATACTCTTATAGTTTTGCTTTGACCAATGATCCATTTGACTTTCAACCATCTGGAGCAATTAATATGAGTAGATTTAAAGATATTCAATTAGAATTTACAACATATCAACCTCCATTAGATCCGTCAGCACAGTTTTACACAATATGTGACCCATCAGGAGGAGGAATTATTGGTGTTAATAAATCCAATTGGATGATTTATGATTATAATTATGATCTTACCATTCACGAGGAAAGATATAATATATTAACATTTGTTGGTGGAAATTGTGGATTAATGTATGCTCGTTAAATATAATTAAACAATTAAAATTATTTGATTAATTATATGTTTATCTTAACATACTATTTCCTGTGCTAGAAATACCTCTTTTTAAATCACCATGTTTATATTTCGTTTCAGCATTTTCCTTATAATTAGCGTTTAACTTTGGGGTTTTTGTATTATGCAATTTACATTGAAGACCTTTATATGGATTCGCAGACCAAGCTAAATTAGCTGAATATACACCACAATCAGTAAACATACCAGTAGCTGTTTTTCTACAAGGATAGTCTACCGTAAATTTATAGTCATTTGGATGACCAAATTCTGTAGTTGGTAGTATATAATTTCCATTTTCAGCGGTTGGATAATCTCCTAACATATCTTGATAATTTCCATTTTTCTGAATTAAAGGAGATGGATTAGATGGTTTTAAATTGTTGATTTGTTTTTCAGTGTAACCATTACTTACAACTTTAAGTTGCGTTTCTCTCCAATATTCTGGATCCATTGTTCCAATTGGATTGGAACCAGGCGGTTGAATTATATTTTCAACATCCTGAGGAGTAAATCCTTCTTTGTTTCCAAAGAAAATACTTTTTTGGAAACCATATTCTTGATAGATAAAATAAATAAATATTAGAAATACAAAAAAGATAAATATTTTTTCGTCCATATAATTATCTATATATTATATCCTTAACAAAAAAATGAGTTTACTTGTTGTGAAACACGCATAAAAGTTGTACATTTTGACATTTGTTTAATTGTTGGGGCATTAATGTAAGCACATGTGCTTCTAAGACCCCCTAAATAGTCAAGAATTGTATCATTTAAGTCGCCTTTGTAAGGAATTTTTAAAACTCTTCCTTCTGACGCTCTGTATTTTTCCATTTTACCGTAATGTCTTTCTTGTGCTTTATCGGAACTCATTCCATAGAAAGTTTTCATTTTTTTACCATTTTCTTCTATAATGTCCCCAGGATTTTGATCGTGTCCAGCAAATTGTCCTCCAACCATAACAAAATCTGCTCCTCCACCAAAAGCTTTTGCCATATCACCTGGGCATGTTATTCCTCCATCGGAAATAATATGCCCACCCACTCCATGAGCAGCGTCTGCACATTCTAATACAGCAGATAATTGAGGCATTCCTACACCCGTTTTAATTCTAGTAGTACATGCGCTACCTGGACCAATTCCAACTTTAACAATATCTACACCACCTTCTAAAATTAGTTGTTCAACCATTTCTCTCGTTACTACATTACCAGCAACAATAATCTTGTTAGGAAATTCTTTTCTTACTTTCTTACAATACTCTATTAGATTAGAAATATATCCATTTGCTATATCAATACATATCCAATTACAATTATATACACTCATAATATCTTTTAATTTTTCAAAATCTTTATCGCTTATTCCAGATGAAACCATTAAATTATTGTCACCATTTTTATATTCTATTGACTCCTGGGAAACAATATAATCATTTTTTTCGTAAAATTTATGTAATGCGGTTATCATATTATGTTTTTTTAAACAATAAGATACCTCAAATGTTCCAGTTGTGTCCATATTGGCTGCGATAATTGGCACTCCGGTCCATTCAAACGATGAATGTTTAAACTTAAAAGTTCTTTCAAGAGAAACTTCCGAACGACTATTGATTGTTGAACGCTTTGGTCGAATTAAAACATTATTAAAATCAAGCTTTTCACCAGATTCAATTTTGTTCATTATAAATATATTATTGAAGAGTATTTAATATATTTATTTTTATTTTTTATTTTTTCTTTTTTTAGTTTTGGAACTTCGATGTCTACTTTTTTTAGTTTTTTTACTAATTAACTTATCAACATATCTTGACTTACAATGTTCATATAGATTTTTGTCTGTAATATATTTTTCTATTCCGGGTGTAGTGAATTTTTGTATATTTTTAAGTGATGAATAATAAACATCTAATTCTTCGCGGACACGGTTACCAGCCGCAGCCTTATATGCTTCTGGAACTAAATGTTTAGGTAAAAATGTAATTCTATCCATAATTATTTTTTTTAATCCATTAAATTTAGCTTCCTTTTTGTTGGAGACAATATAATTTTGAACATCTTTTTTAGATATTTTATTAGATTTAAAATATTGATTAACCTGTTGAGGATACTCTCCATTAGCACCTTTTAATAACTCACTTAGATTTATACTTTTTAAAACATAGTCTTCTGATTGATTGACACCTATTAATTCTGCTGAAAATGTATCAAATACTATTGAATTAACAGAAAATAACAATTTCATCGTTTCTTGCCAATAACCTTTAAGACGTTGTATGATATTTTCAATGCTTCCAGATACATAAACATTTTGTTTTTGTTTTTCAGAAAAATATTTTAAACTTTCTATTGTTGTTCTAGATTCCTTATGTTTTTTTCCATAGTTAATTTCAGATTCATTAACTATAAATTTAATATTAGAAGGGACATTATAATTTTTATTAATAAATTCTACTAAATTTCTTAACATATGTAATCTATCATCTTCTTCTACGCATCTTACCCAAGGTTTATTATAGTATTTATTTGTAGGAACGAAATGGTATTCTATATTATATTTATTATCAAATTTAGAGGATAAATAAGTTGCCATATTAAATGCTAATTTACCTACTGCTCGAGTAGGTGGTGAGAAAACACCTCCATCCCATATATATAATGTTTTTGATTTATTAGACATATTCTTATTATATACGAATAAATTATTATAATTATATTTATTAAATATATATATGAGTTCTACTGAAACAGAAAAAACAGAAAATACCGAAAATACCGAAACAACTGAAAATACAGGTTCCAAAGAAAATGAATGGGGGATATTTGGTATGAAAGTACTTCAAATATTTATACATATTTTAATAGTGGGATTATTAGGAGCAAATTTCGTCTATTTTACTAGAATAAATTTAGATTTATTCTTTCCAAGTGAACCAACTCAAAGACCATATGTTAATGAAACCAAAAAAGGAATTAAACTACCCGCAATATTTTCATTTTTAACATCAGGTAAAGAGTCTAGTAAAAAGGCCCCTGAGAAAAAGAACACTGGAGGGGGTAGTTGTGGTGCTCCTATTGACTTTACAGAGAGTAAATTATTTGAAAATAAATATTTTAGTGGTATGTTTAAATATGGTTTCCCTTACTCTATGGAAAGTAAAGAGGATACTTTTGGAGGAATAATATCTAATTGGTTTGTAAATAAGGTTAAATATTCATATGTTTGGTTAAGACAAGTAATTAAAGTTATTATAGAATTCACCGGATCAACCTGTGCTATGGCTCCCGATTCTATGAAGTCGATAGTTCCCTTTATATTCGGTCCAATGGCGATAGGACTTATTATGTTTATAGCTTCTATGTGGTGGATACCAACATTAGTAAGTGTTTTCTGGAATGAAAATCAAGATTGGGGTATGTTTATATCAATAATGGGACTATTCTTTGGATGGACATGGTTCCTGCCAATTGTGTTATCATTTATTCAAATGATAGGTGTAATGTTTAGTTTTATATTATTACCCCCAATGTTAAATGGAAAGAAAATTATGGAAATAATGGGCGAAAAGTTTAATAGTTATTATCTAACAGTATTATTTTTGATATTAGTAATAGTAGCTGCCTTTACCAATTTAAATCCTATTATAGCAATTGTTATGGCACTCGTGTTTGCCAGACATCTAATACCACCTGGTATGAACCCATTTGAAAAAAAAGCGGCGGGTCAGGCAACAACAATATCACAGAAATAATTATATAAATGTAATTAATATAATATAAATACTATTTAAAATATATTATATTATGGGTAAGAACAATAAGAACAATAAAAAGAAAAACAAGAAGAATACTAATGGTACCAATAATAATACATCTAACAGTAAAAATATAACTGTTGATACAGATAAATATCCATTTGTTAGTGTTTGTACTCCAACTTTTAATCGTCGACCATTTATCGAAGGAATTATAAAATGTTTTAATCATCAGGATTATCCAAAAGACCGAATGGAATGGATTATTATAGATGATGGAACTGATAAGGTAGAAGATTTGGTAATTAATCATCCACATGTTAAATATTTTAAATATGATACAAAAATGAAACTAGGAAAAAAACGAAATTTGTTACATGAAAAGAGTAAGGGAGATATCATTGTATATATGGATGATGATGACTACTACCCTCCACAGCGAGTGAGTCATGCGGTTCAGAAACTTCAGGAACACCCTGAAGCATTATGTGCTGGTTCTAGTGAGATATATATATATTTCAAGCATATTCAAAAAATGTATCAATTTGGACCATATGGACCTAATCATGCTACTGCTGGAACATTTGCCTTTAAAAGAAAGTTGATTGAAAATAGATATGATGACGAAGCTTGTTTGGCCGAAGAAAAATCATTTTTAAAGGATTATACGGTTCCTTTTGTTCAACTAGACCCCAAAAAAGTAATTTTGGTATTTTCACATGAGCATAATACCTTTGATAAACGAAAATTATTAGATAATCCTCACCCAAATTTTGTTAAAGAATCGACTAAAACAGTAGATGAATTTGTTAAAGAAAAAGAACTAAAAGAATTTTATATGAATATAGATTCATTACTTCAATATTATAGTCCAGGTAAACCAATTATGAAACCGGATGTGTTAGAACAAATGGTAAAAATAGAAGAAACTAGAAGAAAGCATGCTGAACAAATGGCTCAAAATAATGGAAATGGTGGACAGATATTGGTTCAACAAGATGGTAAAGACCCAATTGCTTTAAATAATAACCAGATTGTTGAATTGATGAAACAACAACAAGGACAATTACAACAACAAGGAGGACAATTACAACAGATTAAACAAGCCTATGAACAACTTGCTAGAGAGAATATGGAGCTTAAAAAACAGTTACAAGATCAAATGGATAATATTACCCAATTACAAAAATTAAATACCCAATTAATTTTAAGAAATGTAAATGGCGAATCATCTTAAATTATTATTAACATTAAATATTAATAATAATTAACTAACACTATCGTTATCAATTATATAATCATAACAGTTTTCACAATATGATTTATTATAATTATTATTAGAGCATTCATTACAAATATAAATATAACACTTATCACAATTTCCATAAAAATTCTTTCTATCTATCCAACAATCACATTCATCACACAATATAATACAATATTCTATTTTCAATAGAGGAGTTTTTTTGTCAAGTTCCTCAGTATATATTTGTGGAATGTATTTTTGTGAAATATATACTCGTTCAAAATTCATTATGGGTAGTTTCATAATAACTAACTCATCTATAGAAAATAGATTATTCCAAGATTCTGGTATTATATTATCAGGTTGAATTTTATAGTCGTGTCTAGGATTAATAATTAAATACATATATATTATATGATAATAATGTTTAAACTATTTATTTTTACATAGAATGATAAATTATACTTCGTGATGTATAGGTGAATCTGTTTTTTTTTCAATTGTATCTTGGTCATCAGGATAAGATTCAATACAACATTCACTACAACATTCAGTCCAACATTCACCACAACAAACTAATGCTAACACAGCAGCAACAACAACAACTGTTAAAATAATTACGACCAACATTATTACTATACTGACATTGTCTTTATCTAATTTTATATATTAGTTGATATATCAATATCTGAATCCATACCATCATCTATCTCCATATCATAATTTTTATCTAAATATCTATATATTCGATTAATATCTAATTTATTAATTTCATAATTTTCAAAAAGTTCATATATTTCTTCTTCGCTTTTTTCGTCTCGTAAATTAAGAAAAAAAGCAAATAAATCTTTTTGATCCATTGATAATGTGAAACATAGATTTTGAATGAATAAATAATTATTATATTCGGTGCTATATTTGGTTAATACTTTGGTAAATCTAACCTCCGGTGGATTAAATTTGGCCTTTTTTGTAAATGTATCGTGATAAATTTTATTATTGTAAAATGTTTTAATCATTGAACTCATTTCGTTAAATTGCCAAATCTGTTTTTGGAATGTAATTCTATCAATATAATCTGAAAAACATATATTTTCAAGAATATTATTATAGAAAGGAAATGATTCTTTGATTGGAACTTTTCCTAAAACATCTACTATATTTTCATGCCATAAAAGTCCTACTATGGTTCTATCAGTCTCATTCATAATATTATTGTGACTATTAATATCAAAATGATTATTGATTAATTTTTGAGTAATTTTTTTACTATCTTCATTATAAGTTTTTGGTTGAAAAATATTCTGAATAATTTCATTTTTTAATAAAATATGTTGTTTATCATAAATATTTAAAATAGATTTTAACTTTCTTAAATCACCTTGAATATAATTTAATAAATTTTTCTTAAGAACACTATCAATACTGGGAATTAATTGATTCAATAGTATTTCAGTTTCTTTACTAGTAGGATTTTTAATCTCATAGCTGTTACACACCTTCATCAGCTCTTTAATTTTTTTATCAATGTGATAATTACCTATACAAATAATAGGATTTAATGTAATTTCTTCTAATTTTTGTTTTTTAGTTTTTTTAGGTCGAATAAGTTTTATTAATTGATTTATACCTCCTTTATCTCCATTGTTCATACCATCAATTTCATCCATAATTATAGCAATTTTTTTAACATTTTTTTGTAACATAGATAACACATTTCTATCAGACATATTGTGCTTTGTTATTGTATCAATTATAGACTTATTTCTAATATCACCAGCATCATATTTGATAATATCATAATTTAACTCTTTCAATATTTTTTCTATAAAAGAAGTTTTACCACTACCAGGGTTACCATAAATATATATACCTCTTTTTGTTGTGAGATCATTTTTATTTTCTTCAAAATTCTTAAAAAATAATTTAATATCATCAACTAATTTATTCCTGTTTAACACATCATTTAAATTAATTAACTCCATATTATATTTTTATATATTTTGTTTTTATGTTTATTTTTATTAAACTTGTTATTTTCAGATATTTTGTTTAATATTTCTCTACATTTATTACATTTATTTTTGACAGAGACAAATTCTAAGAGAGAAAATAAATTATTAAAA